GACTCAGATGATCACTTTGATCTGTTTTCCTCGGATGATTCTTTCACAGCCTTATCGGTTGAGGTCCATCTAGTTTCCTTAACTATAAAGAAAATAAACTTATTTATGAAATGCCAGGAAATATCAGATAGGCTATTCAATTGCTCAACATCAAAAGCTAAAAGTAGTATAAATCCCATAATTGGTGAATTCAATTCTTTGTTTATGTCAAATTTAACCTTTTTCCCAACATTAATAAAATTCTCGTTGGCATCTGTCCATCCAGTGAACACTGATTCTTTCTTCAAGATGGTTAAAGAATCATATGCCGCTTGTAGACCTATAATTGAGAATGGAGGGACCTTAGATTTGTACTCCATCGCACATATGATGAATAAAAGATATTGTGAAAGTATATATCACACAGGGTCAGGTATGGTGAATAGCTTGGAGTCTATGAACATCCAAGCAAAGCCATATCATCTAGGGACTTACCCGGTTTTCAACCCAGCGTTGATGTTAATGTTTGGCCCTGAATTCTACAATTACAAGCTCTTTAAAGAGATGGAGCATTATAATGAAGAAACCAGGGTGTTATTCAGGCAGTCTCACAAGATAGCGAAAGGTCAACTTGCTGAAACTATGGCTGAACTAGAAGAAGGTGAGACAATGATGGGTGGTTTGTTGAGGATAGAGGCAACCATTGGGCCCATTCAACAGTATCTTAGGATAAAGAGAGCTGCAGAGATGGGCCTAATGACGCGGAATGAAGTTGAAGCAAGAATAGTTAGTGACCCTTTGCTTCTCTTCAAACCATGTGAAACAATAGAAGATGTCAAATTCAAAATAATGCAAAAGGTATTGGTTCCTGGTGCACAAGAAGCAGTTAAGACAATAACAGCATCAATCTATTATGGGAGGGTGTCTGCATCAGTTTCTGCTGAAGCATTCCATGTTAATGGTTCAGACAGGAGAATGAAATACATTGATTGTGTGGATTATCTTATTAATCATGAGTCACATTACAATGATCTTGATAAGCAGATTAAATTTCTTTACCCCAAATGGATGGACTATGAGATGTTCTTAGATGAAGAATATTCCCCTATCCCAGATAGATTACGTAGTGCTCTTGAAATCCAAACAATCAGACACCAGTCCGTTTTCAAAATAGGAACTAAACTATTTAACACTGTGGTTGATGTCATTAAATTCTTGTGGATGAAAGAAATACCAACAGAGCAGAGAGAAACCAAACTAATAAGAGATGTTAAGATTTTGAAAACCTATTATCCCATGATCAGGGATACACTAGAGGAGACTAGGGATCAATTCTCAGGTTCAATCGTAGACCAAACAAAATCAGTTATAATGTTGTTGCTCAAGTTATATTCTTTGAATGATAGAAATCTGAAAGCAATTATTTATGGAGTGTCAACATCAGACATCAGAGATACATACCAAAACATAACTGAGAGGAATAGTGCCATCTCTCTAACTCACTCAATCAGAATGGGTATGTCTGCAATTGCAACTCCTCCATTGTCATACGATGACTTGTTTATACGATATAATTATTTCATATTGTCTGGAATTTCCGGGTTGTTTGACCTCCAAGATAAATCTTTTGATGATATAACTGAGGAACAGATAAATTTCATAATGAGTGACACCAACCTGAGTAAAAATGTAAAAAAACGACTACTCATTCCATTAATTTACGTTAAACGTGTGACAGACATTGAAAAGTGGACTGAAGCAACTGGCACGAACTTTCATTACTGGGATGTTCGTCAAACTTATGACGAGGGCAAATGGTTTGGGAACTTTGACCTTACAATTTTCCGTGGCAGGAATAAGATTCGGATTGTCTATAATCAACCCTTTGACAGATACCATGTTTTCAAGACAGAGTTTGATGATCCTGAACTAATATTTGACATGATCAATGAGTGTTTACAGCTAACTAAGACTAGTGTTGAAATGTTCATAAGTCGGTGTGATCCTGGAGATTGGATCTTCAGAGATGGCAAAATCCTGTTTGCCCCTGGTTGTGGTTTCAATATTAAGAGTGAAAGGATTCCACTCTCAGTGTTTGTCCCTCAGTGTACCATTGAGATATCAGATATGACAACCTTGTGGGACACTACTGGCTTCAAGATTTCATCAATTAGGACAGGATTGATGAATTGTGTTGCAAAAATGCCACCACTTGAGGACTTTAATACATTTGGAATCCCATTCAGTCTGCTAGCCAAAAATGGAGTGTTTGCAAAAGGGTTTGACTTGGCATACAAATCACCAGAAGTGATCAGATCATTTATTTTAGACTTGGAAGTCACAAAGCCATATGTCACACAAATAACTAAAGACAGACTAGGACTCCCAGATGATTTCAAGGTTAAAGATGTCTCTGAAGAGGATGATCTAATCATGGAGCCAGTCACTGAATCCG